TAATTCTGTGTAATATAAATTAGAAGATCCTTCAGAAAGAGCATCTGTTGTTGTAGATGTTAAATCAGTTGAGAATAAATCTGTTGAATAATATAAATTGGTTGAACCTTCTGTCAAGTCATCTGTGTCTTTAGTTGTAAGCCAGTAGTCTGATGATGTTGTTGAAAAAAAACTATTAGCAGTCATTGTAGATCTTAAATAATTAGCAGAAGTTGTTGAGAAGAAATGACCCCTATCAAACAAATTCTCCCAATTATCAGCAGATGTTGTTGAGAACGAATTAGCTAAATAATATGATCCTTCTTGTCCATCTAACTGTCCCGTCCAATCTCCAGTCTTTGTAATATAAGAATCACCTACAGCATCTCCTTGCCATGTTCCTGCTCCTATAGTTCCAACTGATGTTAGATTCAGGAGAGTTGTTATTTGTGGCAAAGTTGTTGAAGAAAATAAATCATTCCACATACCGAACAAAGAGGACGTACTTGTCGTAGATCTCTCTCCTATCGCATATTCAATTAAATTCCAATCTCCTGCTTGTATAGTATCTCCGTCTTCAAAATCATTTATGGTAGTTGGGAAATTTCCCGTATAAGAAATAGTAGCGCTAGCGTTTATAGCTATTCCGAACAATAATATAGATGTGATTAATATTTTTTTCATTATGATATTTTAGATGGTAAAGGTTCTTTTGATTGAATATATCCAAGAGCGTCTGTTCCAAATTTAGAAAGTCCAAAAGTAGCAAAACCAAAACCTTTAGTATTGAAATGCTTACCCATTCTAAATAATTGTTCTTTTGCAAAACTATTAACAGACAACACTTCTTTAACAAAAGAGTTTGCTGATAGTATTTTTTTAGAAAAACTATTTACTGACAATACCTCTTTTACAAAAGAGTTTGCTGATAGTATTTCTTTAACAAAGGAATTTGCTAATAGTATTTCTTTGGAAAAACTATTATTATTCAAAGCTTCCTCTGCAAAAGAATTTACAGATAATACTTCTTTAGAAAAAGAATTTAAATTCAAAGCTTCCTCTGCAAAAGAATTTACAGATAATACTTCTTTGGAGAAACTATTTGGATTTAACGTTTCTTTTGCCATATTTTAATAATCAAAACCATTATTACCAATGTCTTTAGCAGGTATATTATCAGCTATAATTTCAGCGCCATTATCGTTATGAGCTATCGCAGCTAACTGAACCTCCATATCAATCTCTACAGCTCTCTCTTTTTCGTTTAGTTTAATTGGCTTTGGTTGTGCGCCCTTAAATTCTATAGAAACATATCTAGCAATTAATTCGTGAAACTGTTTTGGTATTCCAAATGTCGTTGTAGTTGGATCTATAGATAAATCCGCGACACCAGTCATATTAGCTAGTGGTGCTGGAAATGCGTGGTACCAGATTCTTCCACCATCTGTAACAGCAGAGATTGTTCCAGAAAGAATAAACACTGCTTTACGTCTTATTGTATAAGCAAAACCACCTTCTGAATTTGAGAAGGCTTTAACTATTTCACTCTCTGTTTCTGATCCACGATAGTCTTTAATGTTTGTTGCCGGGAACGGGAACTAGATGAATCAAAAGCTATCTCTAGTTTATGTAATCTATTAAGATTATCATCTGGCAATCCGTATTCTCTCTGGTCTGCAACAAGATCAAATGGCGTTGGAACCAAGAAATATCCAGCGTTTCTTTCTACAATTCTTGATGCAACGTCCTCTATATAAGAATTAACAAGAGGAAGAATTTCAGTATCAGTAAAAGTAACAGAGTTTGTGCCTGTTTTAAAACGAATCCGTGTTGCTAATTGAACTCCTGTCATTTGTTTTCTTGATTATTTAGTAATCTATTTTTTATCCAAGTTATATCTTCCTGCATTTGAGGAAGTGAACCCTCCATTGTAGATATTTTAACTATGTTAGTAATAACATCTGCTCTGACATCCCTAATCTGAAAAGATAAGAAAGAAATAACTATTCCTAAAACACCGATGATAAGACTACCAGTATTTACTTTTCCGCTATTTTTTATTATCCATTTTTTCATACTATCTATTTAGTTCTTTTTTAAGGTCTATCCTAGCCCACACTGTACTTGTTGCTCCAGATGAAGAGAATACAATCTTCATGTACCTACTACCGATTGATGATATTTTTATATTTTTTCTTACGGCATCTGTTGTTGCTGGACTCCAAGAATGCGAAGGAGTTGAAGATGAATGAGTTATTGATTCTGCTGTTGTGGAAGACACTGTAACCATATCCTCTCCAAACCAATCAACAAAATCGTCAGAGTATTCATACTTCCACTTCAACACAGAATCAGTTGTACTACCCTGAAACTGAATGTTTAATTCTGCTGAATCGATACCATTTGTTCCAAACGATAGTGTATCTGAAGTCTCAAGGTTTCCACCTGCTAAGCCCAAATAAGCAACTGATGTAGATGCTTTAGATCCTGTTGAAATACCAGAGCTTAATACGCTCAAAGCACTTACTACCTGAAAACCAGCCAATAAAATTACTATTGAAACTATAGCTATTATTGAAGATGTTACTATTCCTTTGTTTTTTAATCCTTTCATTATAATTAATTAAGTTTATAAATAATTCTCTCTAGCTTCTTCTTGTCCCCCATATAGAGGGACAAAGGAAGCTAATGAGCTATTAAGCTCCTGCTACTGCTTCACCACCACCGGCTGTTGTTGCTCCAGCTGCAGCTGCGTTTAGACTATAAGCGACAGTTTCAGCAAAAATACCACAACCGTAACAAGTACACCTGTTATCAAATAATAGATAACCTGATGTACCAGCATTAGTAACTGCTTCTGCAATAGTTCCTCCAGCAGTAGCACCATTACCAAGTGTTGCACATATTAAAGATACATTCTTAAACATTATAAATCCGATCAGACTATCAGTATCAGGTGCATCTATTAGAGATGCTGATGTCTGAGATGTGTAATTTATAATCGTACAATCTTCAAAGTAAGAATATCTTGCTGGTGTCTGAATAACCAAAGGAGCTTGGTTTTCAGCAGTATGGTAAACAGTTGCGTTACCAATCTGACAATTCTTATAGTGACAAGTGTCACCTTTGAATAATACTCCTTGAGTAGCTGTGGAAAGAATTGAGTTTACTTCCATTTCACAATCCTTAACATATGTTCCTTCACCAGTATCAATCAAACCACTTGTTTGAGCGACATTAGTTCCTTGCTGAATTATCTTTAAACCGATGAAACTATTTCTAGTTCCAGAGTTATTAATAACAGCAACACTTGCAGCAACATCTGTTGCAGGTGTAGAAATCTTTGAACACTGAGAGTTAATTCTTCCGAAAGAATTCATTCCTATGAAGTGAACTCTACTTTTGGAAACTGATAACATAGCTGTGGAATGTGAAGCATATCCAGAAATGAAAATTATATCATTTCTGTTTGATACAACGTTACCATAAGCTTCTGCGACAGTCGCAAATACTCTTCTCTTCCCATACCTAGCTACACACTGTGCGTAGTTTACGTCAGAGTCCTCAACAACGTAGAAGATTTCTCCACCAGACATCTGGTTAGCTCTTACTACATCATCAAAAACTGCTAATCTTGTTGCATCTGCTATTCCTTCTTGAAATTTTGCCATTTGTTTTAATCGTTGGATTTCTTAAAGCGTGCCGTACACTGTCCAACGCGAACCGGCATATTAATAACTTCTAAAACCTTACCCCATAGCTACCCAGCTCAACTGTTTAGTTGTTACGTTCACGTTAGTATCTAAACCAACTGTGAACCCTCTTGATAGAGGTATTATACCGTGAGATGTAACAAGTGTTCTTGTTCCATCAGCCACAGTTACAATAGCTTCTGAGTCTGCCATACCACTAAACCATTCCATTTGAGTCCTGTCTGTTTCATTAACCACCTTTACATAAAGAGGCTTTGACCCGGTTGTAATGTTAAATGCTGCAGCAGTTGAAGATTGTATGTAACTTCCAACCATGATCTGAACGACACTAGCGGAATTTTTTTCTTGAGATTGTGTTATTGCCATTTGCTTTTAAACTTAGTTAATAATTATTTCATTGCTAAATCTAAACCTTCTTTACTCCTATCTATTCTTAAAGGGCTTAGAGCTTGAACCTCTTGCTTTTGTGAACTCATTATCACATCTGCAATTTGTTTAGGAACTTCTATATAAGTATTCTTTGGAAGATCCAATCTATAACCATTTAGGTTTATAGACTTCTTAATAGATGCGTCCATACCTGAATCAACAGGAATAAGAATCCTTACCTTATCCTGCAAAAGCAAAGAATTTTTCATTACTTCTGCTTTACCTCCTTTTGGATTTGATTCAATAGAACCAAATACAACATCCTTCTTGTATTGATACTGTCTCAAATAGTCAGGATCAATCTCCTCTTCTACAACTTCGTCATTCTCTATTCTTGCTTCTTTTACCTCAGGTACCACTTCTTCTACCTCAGGTGCTTCTACTACTACCTCAGGTACTACTACCTCAGGTGCTACTGCCTCCGAAGAGACAGGAGAATCAGGAGAAAGAGCTTCCTTCTCTACTTCTACTACTCTTTCTCTCTTTTTTTCACTTTTTGTTTTAGGTCGTCTTTTCATGTTTTAAAAAATTATTCTCCTTTAAATGTTAAGCGGTTACTCCATGCTCAACAATCACAGCAAAGTTGTCGTTAAGAACCTTAGCAACAAAAGTAGCTTTCCAACCACTTGTTGATCTCTGATCTAGAGGATCAGCAGAACCGGCGGAACCTAATGGTTTGATTACGTTTTTCATAGCCTCACCAGAAATTCTTGTGATACCGTAGAAATCTTTTGCTAAAATAATTGTCTTGTAAACAGTTGTTAGAGAACCAGTTACTGTCTTAGCATTTGTTGTCATAACAAATCTAACGTCGTCCATAGCTCCAACTTCGTTTGCCATAACTTCTGCCTGACTTGAGTACTCTTCTACTGGAATAAATCCTGTCTCATTCTTTAGGTCATAAAGAGTTGAAGGATCAATGATTCCAATAAATGCTGCATTTATCGGAGAAGTGTTAAATCCAGTTGATGGATTAACCATTCTTGTAAGCTTCGATGCGTCGTTATTCTGCAATGTTCTAACAGCCTCCCTTATTTCATTTCTAGATAGAACCATTGAAGATGTAACTGTGTCAGTTGTAGTTGCTGTGGAAGCATACTGAATTGTAGTTCCCGCAATTATAACGTCTCTAGTAAGTTGATCTAAAGTGTTTCCAGCTTGCTGTCCCAATAGGTCTGCTGTTTCTGTCAAAATAGGATCTAGTGTTGAAAACTGCAAAAGATCTGTAAGTGTAATAAAGTCTCCATATTGCGCCACTGTTGCAGTAACGTCTGTTACTGAAAGAGCTGTTCCTGCTGGTGTAACACCCTCAGTCAAAGCTGTAGTGCTAGCACTTAATAATGCGTATCGTCTAAATTTAATAGATGTACCATTACTTTTTGGAATATCTCTTATTTGCGCCCACATAGTGTGAACCAAAGAAGGTCTTGCAGCTTTAAGCATAGTCCTATCGTAAAAATAGTTTACTGCTTGAGCTATTACGGCGGTTGTATTGTCAGCCATTTTTTTTAAAAATTAGTTAATAATTATTTTTTAAATTTACCCTGTAGAGCTTGAGTTTCTAATGATTCAAACTCTTCGTCTGTCATCTTTGCAATCTCTACTGCTGATGGTAAACCATCGACAGTATCTCCTGCTTTACTAATACCTCTACCAGCTCCCTTAGTTTGCTTTGCTTCAAGATCGGCTACGCCTTTCTTTTTTGCACCAAGCGCTTCTGCGCTTTTATAAGCTAGGTGGTGAAATATTACAGATGGAGCAACATTTTTATAAGCATCGTGTTGCAAGTAAGCTCGAATATGTTTTTCATATTTCTTTGCTTCTGGCTCAGTTGATATAAAAGTTTGCAATTCTTTCTCATCGCTATCTTTTACTAAATGCTCAAGTAACGGTGCGATTTCTTTCTTCACTGCCTTGTTTACTGCACTACCAGCTTCCTCAGAAAGACCATCATCTTCTTCCTCAGCAGGATCAACTTCTGGAGTCTCTTTAGCTTTCGCCTTGAGATCTTCAATCTTCTTGTTCTTGCGAGCAATAATATGTTGTAGGTTATTCTGTCTTGTTGGTACTACAACTTCTTCGTCATCGTCAGGAATTTCTTCCTTAGGATCTTCTTCCTTAGGATCTTCTTCCTTAGTATCTTCTTCCTTAGGATCTTCTTCTTCTTCCTTAGGATCTTCTTCTTCCTCGCTTGGTTTATCTTTCTCTGGCAATATTGGTTTCCCAGCATCGTCAAATTTGATATCCTCAGCGGCTATACTATCTGCCATAGATTTTTTAAATTAATACACGGATCATTTGAAATGGCGAAAAAACAAACTCTCCGGACGGTTAATGTGAGCTTTGAAGGCTCAATCCTACGAACAAAGTTGAAAATATAACATCTTCGCTCACAGGGTCGAACCCACAGAACTCCTACTTCTGATATGGATCAAAGTCTCTTTCAACATCATCAGGCTCTTGTAGCCATGAGATGATGTTCTCTGGAGTCTTTGACAATGTGTCAATGAACTCTACCTTCGCTTTTAATAACTCTCTCTTAGACTTATATTCTTCCGGTGGCAATTCTGAACAATCTTCGTCCAGTTGTTTATTAATATGTTCAATACTTTCTACTAAGGTCTCTTTTATTATTTCCCAAAAACGAGTAGGAATACCCTGTCGTAGAATTTCTGCTTTGTCCTCTTTTTCGTTTTTGTTCATATTTTTAACTTAAACTATTTGCTGCTGGATTACTTCCTTCAGGCTTTCCCAAATTAATCATAGGATTAGTTTGTTTTGGTTGGCTAACTTTAGAAGCTCCTTCAACCCCTTCAGCTTCTACAGGTGGGAATAAATCTTGCCTATCTCTCTTGACTATCATTAATTCTTTATGTAATTGAATATGAGTCACAGCTTCAGCATTCTGATTAGCTTTAGAATGTATTTCCATATGGACAGAATGATCGTCAGTAACTTTTATCTCAGGCATCTTCTCGTCGTTCAAAAGATTATTTTCATCTTCAGCTTGCATCTCATCAACAGTTGGAGGAAAAGCCATCTCAATATCCTCTTTCTTTAGTCCTTGTTTCTTGGCCATCATCTTCATTATGAATCGTTTATTTGCAGTAGGATCAGCCATGGCCATTGTTGCAAAGCCACCAAATGCTTGCTGTTCAAGCCCTCTGTTATACTCCGAAACTGTACGGGATTCTATTTTCACATCAGGATCAATTTCTGACACAAGGTTATCTCTCCTCAAAGGTCTCCATATAGGAGCCATTGATCCACTTATCCTCACAACCTTCTCGTCAATATCTTTCTTGAAATGTTTTTTATACAACCAATACCATTGTCTCCAGAAATCTGCCTCACTCCATCCATAAACTTTTGCAGACATAGCAAATCTTTTGTCGCCACCGGCTACAGCCATTCTCTGTTCCCCAAGAGTTGAATCTCTTTTACTTTGGATACCCTGTCTTACTTCAGTTGCAGCAGTCGCTCTCTGAGCAGATAAATCTAATACATCCATTATAAAGTTCGAATACTGGTGAACTTGAGATTTTTGAACAGGAGCCATAGCACCATCAACTTTCCCATCAACAGGGATGAATTTATTTATCTTTAGATTCAGATCGTTCTTATTTTTAATTCTTGTCTGGTCAAACAAATATGTAGGAGTTACTTCTGATTTTGCAGACTCCATTGAAATATTAAGTAGTATCGCTCTAGCACGTTGCTTGTCCTCAGTTAAATCAGGAATAGATACTCCATCCCAATTACCAGGCATAGGGTATAACGCTCTATCAATTATTGGCCATCTTCCGTTATTCTTTATCTTGACCATTCTAACAACAAGAGTCTTATTATTTCCAAGAGTTACAAGATATTTCTCCCCCTTAATTGTTGTGAACCAATCGACTAATCTAAATTCATAGTTGCCAAATTTAGCCAATGATTCTTCTTTGTCTTGTGAGTTTTCTAATCCTTGAGCATCTCTGTGAGCTACTCTAACTTCATCGAGTGTAGATTTTAAATCTTTCTCTTTTCTTAAAAGTTCAATATTAAAATATCCGGGTAAGTCTTTTAGTTCATAATAAGTAGCACCAACTTCTCTACCACCAAATCTCATAGAACCTTTTCCAGACATGTCACCATTAACAGATGTAGCGCGAGGATCTCTTATCCAAGTTGAAGCATCAATATATTCTGGTACCGGACACATCTTTCCTTTTGATCTGTCGAAATTCATCATTAGCAATAGGCCTCTTCCGAAGAACTCAGCATCCCAGTTCCATTTATAATCAATCTCATTCTTCCTCATCAAATCATAATCAAACTCTGAAAGAGCGTTCAAGTTATCTTCAACGTCTTCATCCCCCTTTCCACTACGTCCCTCCCAGATAGCCATTAATCTATCATCATAAAGTGACGCGTGAATAGTATTAAAAGTAGTGAACATCAAAGGATCGCCAACAGCTTTGGCATCTCTCATCTGATTGTTATATAGTTTTAGTCTTCTTAAATTAACCTTTCTTTTAGCCTCGTTATGTGGATAACATAAATCAATCTCTTGAGTGACCTGTCTGACAGTCATTTTCTGTGTTTTAGCATCAACAACATTGGTTACAATCTCGTCGTTCTCAACGATATCTCTCTCGACATCCTTATAATCTATTTTGATTTTTGCCATTGATTACTAAATTTCTTTGATAATTTCTGGATCAGATGTTCTCTTGTCAATTACAGCCATAGCTCCAGACAATACAATTCCTTCAGCTTCTTCTGTTTCGTCAACTGTGTATTGTGAAACTCTATATCCAATTATAAACAAAAACTTTCTTAGTAAATTTGGTTTTAAATTTATGTAGTCTTGATATATCTCATTATCTAATGTTAATAAATATTGAAACACATCACCAAACTGCATTATATATATAAAGGTATCTTTATACGGCATCTTTCGAAGAACTATTATTTTCATGGTCTTATTATAATTATACAACTTTTTAATCTTTCTAACAATATACTTTATCCACTTTAATAAGGATCGTAACTATCTTCCTCCCCTCTTTTAAGGTTTGTGTTACCACCATTTCTAAACTCCGGAGAAATGAATTTTGGCTCGTGCATCAGCAATCTATGGAAATCTTCAACCATATGATCGTCTTTATCTCTAGGTGTCGCTTTCTTCTGTTTCTGGTCTGCTCCACGCCCTTTATGCTCATCCCATACATATTCCTCCATTTGTTTGATTGTTGTCCTGCAGGTGTCAAAAACAAGCACCTCAGGGGGCATCATCATCACTCCATTGGCCATCTCGTACTTCAATGCCTGATCAGTCCTTCTTATTCCACCCTGCAAATCTTTCGAACCTCTAAGGAAGTTCATTCCTTTATTAAATAATTGAGTTCCAATACTGTTCTCATCGTGATGATCGTCATCATTAAATGCTGCGGGTTCGATAATTCTATCCTCAATACGATAATTGTTTTGATTCTCGTAGGCCTTCATTCGTTCCACAATCCTATCAGCCGATTTCTCTTCGCCACCTTCGTGTAACAGTTCCCCAACGATGAATTTTTGACCATCCCTCCTCACGGCCATGTAAAGTGTATGGTCTGGTGTTCTTGGATGAGTATCAATCGCTTGGTAAACAGTGAAGTCATTTCTATTAAGAGGGAATGGTTTTACGCAGTGAACTTTTCTGTTGAAATCTTTATGCACTCGTCCAACAAGGTGGCCGAATTTACCATAGGCTCTCGCCTGTTTTTCATCTTCAGGAAAAGCATCAATCATTCTTTGAATATGTTTATGTTCTAAGATTCCTCTTATTCCATGTTGCTTACAATTATCTTCCATTTCTGCTTCAACGTAATCTGCATATTCTCCATCACAGTTATCGTTAATCCAATCTTTTATCCAACCAGCATGGAACAATGGGGTATAAGTCATCATGATAATTCCTCCCCTACGCATACGGGCGATTGTCGCGAGGAATTTATCTTTTGGCAATGGTTCGTCAATCCACACCCACCCAAGATCAACGGATTCAAATTCTTTTAAGTCCTGCTCGGTGGACATCAAATCAAACGTGTGACCTGTGTTTGTTGTGAATTTTACGGTGTAAGATTTACCACCTTTATTTTCTTTATAGTTAGCTGTTGGGAAATTTTTACTTTCATTTTCTGGAAACCATTTTTTTAATTCAGGAACTATTTTTTCTCTTAAAGTTGTAGGGTCTGAAATTATTCTTCCTTGTTTTAAATATGGAAATTTTTCGAACAAAGGTTTTTTAAACCAATCGCTTTGAACTCCGTAACAAATGTTTGTAACTATGTTGGCGCCGATGCAAGATTTACCTACACCGTTGGCACCGATGAACATGGATACAAAACATTTATCTGCGCCAACCAAGTTTATAAAATCTTCTGCTTTTCCATTAGGAATATAATACTTTGCTTTCTTGCTAGATTTTCTACGCGCAAGTTCGCGTTTCATTTCTATTAATTTCTGTAGCTTATCCCCCCCCTGCGGTGCGTTTGACATAGTCATTGAATAAATTATATATATATTATCTCTACTAAACCCCCGAACTTTTTTTTACTCCCCCCCGTACCCCACCCCTTATTTTAAGCCTTTTTATCGCGTCGCACAATCTATGTTATGCGACGCGTTCTTATTAATATCTGTGAGAGCCTTATACTATACTGTATTATCAGACTCGAACACGTCAATCTCTTGTCCGTCCTTGTTGATTGTGCTTGTCTTTGTCATTTCTAGCACCTCATCTGCTATCTGTTGCTCCAAGTCCTCATCACTTAATGTGCTGAACTGATGTTTGATTATAGTGTCGCCGTATTTACCCTTTAGCTTGTATGCCATCTCTAATGCTGATCTTATAGTTGCTCCATCCGGTACTGAAAAGAAAACAACAGCAGAACTTTGAAATCGCTTTGTTGAAATAAAAGTATATCCCTCTTTATTGATTAGGGCTTCTATATCCTCATCTTTTAGCTTTTTGTTGAAACTTAACTGTTTTATCTCTCTCGCATTTAAAAGCCTATTATGGACTTGTGCGAGCTTTTCGTCGGACAAGTGGGTCTCAACTAACTCATGCCAAGACTTTGTCTTTTTGATTTTACCACCTAATGCGTAAGACAGGGAATAGCCTTGGTTGACAACAGCCTTAGTCATGGTATTATTACCTTTTCCCCCATTTTCGGATATTTCCTTAAATATTAGTTTATGCTTCTCCTGTACAACAACAGGTTTTTTTTTCTTACTTGACATTTTTTATTCTTGTCCTAGCTTTTACCATTAAAACAGAGTGAGCCTTTCGCCCTCTCTTTGAAACTTTAGACCATTTTTTTAATGCCATTTGTCGCATTCGTTCCGAACGTTCTTTTTTGCTTATCTTTTTCCAGTCTCTAACTCGTGCATTGTGGAGGTTAATATTCATATATATATTATACCAATTTAAGAGTTTACAAGCAAGATAAAACTTGACATATATTTTATATTGTGTTATTTATATGCAAGTTGTTTGACATATTACACGCAAGTAAACTATAATAAACAGACAAAGATAATTAGTAGATAATATAAAAGATAATGAAGTACAAAGAAAAGGGGGAATTTTTAAAATTACTATCCGATTGGATTTGTGATTTTTTGTTTGTTTGTTTTGGAGTTGGTGCAGTATATATATTATTAGTGGTGGTGTTAAGTTTATAATAATATGAACAATAAATATACAAGTATTTGCGATAAGTGCCTCGAAAAAGGGTGGCACAAAGAACCAACAAAATGCGTAAGAAAATACACAACACATTGCAAAGATTGTGGAAGTACAGA